TATCGCTATCGACCCTGCTGGTTTTGAAGCTATTGAAAAAGAACGTAATTTAAAAAGAAGTAGACTTGATGAAACCGCTATTGCTATAGTTAAGATAGACAGAGACAAGTGGTGGGTTAAAGATATACTACATGGTAGGTGGAATATAAAAGAAACCGCCAAAAAAATCCTTAAATCAGCCGTAGATAACGAATCATCAACAGTTGGTATTGAAACTGGCTCTTTGAGGAACGCTATATTACCCTATCTTGAAGATGAAATGAGAACAGAGGGTAAATACATCTCTACTGTAGAGTTAAAACACGGTGGTAAAAAGAAAACAGAAAGAATAACGTGGTCTTTACAGGGAAGAATGGAACATGGACAAATATCTTTCAATGAAGACAGGGATTGGAAGTCATTTATTTCACAAATGTTAGATTTCCCCAATCATCTTTCACATGATGACCTACTCGACTCGTTAGCCTACATTGACCAAGTAAGTGTGGCAGATTTCGCCCACAGTATTGAGCTAAGTGATGACTGGGAACCCAATGATGTCGTGGCTGGCTACTAATTTTCAATAAAAAATAAAAAAAACTTGACAATTATAATGTTGCTATGGTATAATCCAAGAAAATTTCTATATTAGAATATAATAATAAAAGGATTATCCAATCTATGTTCGATAAAAAGGAAACGGAATATCAAGCTCTAGCATCATGGTTGACCTATCGTTTAGATGGGTGGAGAAGTCATAGAGATGTAAACTATGTCCAGAAATGGGATGAGTATTATAGACTGTGGAGAGGTATTTGGTTATCTGGAGACAGATTAAGGAAGTCAGAGAAGTCAAGAATTGTATCTCCTGCTCTACAACAGGCGGTTGAGTCTAGTGTAGCCGAATTAGAGGAGGCTACATTTGGTAGAGGTAAGTGGTTTGACTTACAAGATGATATGTTAGACCAGAACCCGCAAGACGCAGAGTATGTTCGTAACTTATTACAAGAAGATTTAGAAAAGACTGGTGTTAAAGATGCTGTTTGTGAGATTTTCCTTAATAGTGCTATATACGGTACTGGTATTGGGAAGCTGGTTGTAGAACAAAACGTAGAAAGAGTGCCTTCAGAGGAACCAGTTGAAGGAACAATGACCACAACTAGAACATTAAGAGAGATACCTGTAATAGACATAAAGTTAGAACCTATATCTCCTAAAGAATTTTTAATAGACCCTTCAGCCAACTCTATAAATGAAGCTTTAGGTGTAGCACACGAAGTAATTAAGCCTAGATACCATGTAGTTGAGGGTATTAAAGGTGGTATATATAGAGATGTACCTCTTGATGGTGATTATGACACAGTAAACTTCGGGTTTGACTCAGAGACTAGACTAGCAGATGAATCAGATTCAGTAAAGATAACTGAATATTGGGGTAAGGTACCTAAAAGATTCTTAAAGCCTAAAACAGATAAAGATGATTTTGAATATACTAAGAAAGATGAACTAGTAGAAGCAGTAGTAACTATAGTAAATGATGAATACATATTAAGAGCAGAGGAAAATGCTTTTATGATGGTTGATAGACCATTTGTAAGTTACCAACACGACATTGTTCCAAACAAATTCTTTGGAAGAGGGGTTTGTGAGAAGGGGTATAACCCCCAAAAAGCTTTAGATACAGAAATGAGAGCTAGAATAGACTCTCTAGCCCTAACTACTACTCCAATGATGGCTGCCGATGCGACTCGCCTTCCCAGAGGCATAAAATTTGAGGTTAGACCGGGGAAGACCATACTAACGAATGGAGACCCAAGAGCAGCATTGATGCCATTAGACATGGGAACCACAGACCAGTCAACATTTACTCAGGTTTCCGCACTCCAAAACATGATACAGATGGGAACTGGCTCATCAGATACAGGAAACGCTGATAGAGCTACCTCTTCTGGTATGTCAATGATGCAATCCGCCTCTATTAAGAGACAGAAACGCACATTAATGAATTTCCAAAATACATTCTTAATCCCTATGATTAATAAATCAATGTGGAGAAAGATACAGTTTGATGTTGATAGATACCCTGTGAATGATTATAAGTTTATACCTTATTCTACTATGGGAATCATGGCTAAAGAATTAGAAATGCAACAAATGGTTGCTATGCTACAGTCTATTCCAAGCGATTCACCTGCTTTTAATGTTATTCTTTTAGCAATGATGCAAAACTCTTCAATACATAACAGAGACCAGATTGTACAAGGACTACTACAAGGACAACAACCTAACCCACAAGCAGAACAAATGCAACAGATGGCTATGGACTTACAAGTACAACAAGCACAAGCTGAAATACAAAAAACACTTGCTGAAGCAGAAGAAGAAAAAGCTAAAGCAATCAAATGGCAAGCAGAAGCTGCGGAGAAACAACCAAATGAAATTGATATTCAAGGAAAAATACTTAAATTACAAAAAGATGCTCTTGGTATGGAAAAGACAAGGGCTGATATTGATAACAAAAATTCGGAGACTGATAGGAACATTCCTGAAGTAGAACATTTAAGGTCTGAAACTTTATTAAATCTAGCTAATGCTAGAAAAACAAGTAGAGAAGTTGTTATAGGAGAAACATATCAGTAAACCTGACGAGCAGTTTCTAAAAGATAGATTATCTCTATTTGAATCTGAAGGATGGCAAGACCTTATAGAAGAATTAAAGAACTTGGAAGATAGTATTCGAGATGTTGATACTATTGAGAGTGAAAAAGAGCTTTGGGAAGCCAAAGGTCAGTTGCGTTTAATAGGATTTATATTAAGCCTAGAAAGCACAACTAAGATAGCAGTGGAGCAATCGGAAACGACACCACTATAATAAAATAACTTCATAACCCTAAGTGGGCGGAGACCAAAAAAATGAGTATAGTAGTAAATACAGCACCAGAAGGTGTTGAACCAATAACAGAAACACAGGAAGTAGTACAAGAAGCAGTAGAAACTCAAGAAGTACAACCAGAGGTGGAAGCTGAAGCAAGTTACGAACCCCCTGTAAAGTATGCTGGGAAAACATTAGAGGATGTGATTGAGATGCACCAGAATGTCGAGAAGGCATTTGGTAAACAAGGTCAAGAAGTTGGGCAACAACGAAAGTTAATTGAACAACTAATTGAAGCTCAAACACAAAGCAGTCAAGCCACTATGCCAACAGAAGAGCCTAACAATTTTGATGATAATTTTTATGATGACCCTGCTAAAGCAGTTAATTCAGCCATAGAAAATCACCCTGATATTGTTAAAGCCAAGGAAGAGAGGTTACAGAACGCTCAAAAAGCCAATGTAACTCAGTTGGAGAACACACACCCTGATTTTATGGAGGTTGTAGGTGATTCAAAATTCCAAAAGTGGATAGGAGATAGTAGTATTCGTACCGAACTATTCCGCAAAGCTGATGCTGAATATGATTTTAATTCTGCAAATGAACTTATTAGTACATGGAAACAAATTTCTATGATAGATAAAACTAAAAAAGTCACAAAAGAAGAGAAAGCAAAAAGACAGAAAGCAATGCGACAAACTAGTTCTGAATCACGTTCTTCAGGAGATTCTGTTGGAGGTAAAAAGATGTATCGTAGGTCTGATTTAATAAACCTACAAGTAACTGACCCTAACAGGTATGCTGACTTAGCTGATGAGATTCAGCTTGCATACGCTGAGGGTCGTGTAAAATAAAACTCAATAAGGAGAATAAAAGATGGGCTTAGGCACTAACCATAGTACGCTAACGACATCCGATAAATTCATCCCTGAACTTTGGTCGGATGAAGTTATTGGAGAGTACAAACGTAACTTAGTTTTAGCAAACTTAGTTACAAAAATGTCACACAAAGGGAAGAAAGGAGACTCAATCCATATTCCAAAACCAGCTAGGGGGTCAGCTTCTGTAAAAGCAGCTTCATCGCAAGTAACATTGATTGCTGATACTGCTACTGCTGTTGATATAAGTATTAACAAACACTATGAATATTCAAAGCTAATCGAGGATATTGCGGAGGTACAAGCACTTGCTAGTATGCGTAAATTCTACACCGATGATGCTGGGTATGCTCTTGCTAAACAAGTGGATACTTCATTATTTGGAGTTGCTCAAACACTACAGGGCGGTACTGCAACAGGAGACTGGTATAATGGTGGTACTGTTTTTGGTACATGGACAAAAGCAAAATACTTCACTACTGGTTCTACAACGCTTACAGATTATGTGGAGGCTTCTTCTACACCTATTGCTATTGAAGATGGCGGTATTCGTGGAATGATTCTTGCATTAGATAATGCCGATGTTCCTATGGATAATCGTGCATTAGTAATACCACCTGTAGCAGCTAACGACTTACTAGGTATCAACAGATTTACTGAACAACAGTTCATTGGTTCTGGTGATGCTATTAAGACTGGTAAAATTGGTCAGATTTATGGTGTAGATGTTTACATCTCTGCTAATTGCCCTACTACTGGTGATGCTGTAAATTTAGCTGGTAATAATACTGACCGTGTAGGTACCCTGATTCATAAGGATGCTTTAGTTTTTGCGGAACAAGTTGGTGTTCGTACACAGACACAGTATAAGCAGGAATATTTAGGCGACTTGTTTACTGCCGACACTATTTATGGAGTTGGAGAACTTCGTGATGATGCAGGTATAAACTTTGTTGTTCCAGCTAGTTAATAGCTAAAGAAAGAAACTTAATCCCCCTTAATTGGGGGATTAAACAACCGAGATTGCTCAATTAAGAGAATCTCATTTTTAATAACTCGCTTAATAAAAGGA